CCACAACACAAACAAAATCCGGTGTTCCGCAACACACCGGGGAGCTGGTTTGTTTTAAAAAATAGCACGGGGACGGTACCCTTCCAGGCGGGTACCAATCTCCATGCCGGCATAGTGCTCCTCCAGACAAATCTGTTCGTCCGGACTAATGCCAAACGCCCAATAGAAAGAGGCTCGCGCGGCAGGGGTGATAATGCCGTATTTGCGATCCATCCCCTTTCCCATTTGCATCACATTCCAAGGTACCAAGTCCTCGGCAATTGGGCGTCTCTTACCTGATCGTACATACAAGTTGTAAACCTCCTGGAACACTGGCAAGGCACCTGAAATAGCCATACCACCAGTGCCTACAGCATCCAGCCAACCTTGGAAGAAAGAAGCACCTCCCCAAGGCTTAAGCAAGACAGAATCTTTAACGATACCTGTGACTGGATTGCGGCACATTATCCAACGACTGCCATCAAATATAGGACGCATCTGGCAGAATTCAATCTCTTCTAATTCATGGGAAGGTTGCTCCACAACCATATTAAATCCAAGTTTCAGGAACCAGGGGTAAACATCCGCTGCAACGCGGTCATAATCCTCCTGTTCCATAAAGAGCACACAGTCATCTCCATTGTTGGCCAACTGACAATTGATGCCATGTTCATCAGCAAAAGCTTTGATCATGCTGCACATTAAAAGGCAGTTACCCATGGAAGTGTTCATATCACCAGACATTCTGGTGCCGACTATCGTGTAACGAAACTCGCCATCTGGACATTCACCAAAACAATGATTAATCTCCTGCAATTTCAACAGCTTGCGCAACCGGCTCTTATGTTTCCCCTGAAAGTATTCCGCATACATCTTGTGCTCCCATTGGAGCGCTTCTAGGGAAACATGTTGATCAAACCTGGATGCATCCAGTCCTACCGCGACTGGATGCTTAAACATAGCCCATTTTTCAGCCATGAGATCTGCTATCTCATATGCATTATACCCTTTCATCACAGTGGGGTGGCCGAAGAGTTTGGATATATCTTTAAAAAGCTTCTTTTCAAGAGGTTTCAAATACCTCCCTATCCGGATATTAAATCGCGGGTCCCTGGGAGAGATCACCCTGGGTACAGGGTCCAACTTGCTAGTACGGTCGGTCTTCTCGAACTTGACAAACACTGTTAGTCTCGCCTCACTCACTAGGTCGCACCGGGTGTTACGGATACGCTCTAGAGCATGCAAATATCTAGACCTCTTCCGGCCCCTATATTCATCCACAAATTGCATGTGGGACAAAGGGGCGGTCGGAGTAATCTTTCCTTTTAACATGCTTCTCACTCCAGCCAAGGAGCGGGAAAAGTGGCCGCGTTCAGGTCTGGGAGGCTCAACAAACCCTTCCTCCCCCTTCACGCGGAAAACCCTTTCAAGTACAGCTCGTTTCAAGTTGTCGAGGCTATGTGTGAATGGCTCAGTAGTAATATCAGGAGCAACACCCGCCACTCTTACGAAGCGTCGTTCCTTTGGGGTGCCATCCCTCCCCCGCCACTGCAAACGGTTCTCGACTCCTTCATTTTTCCCAGTCGCCCAAAGTTGTCCAGGAGCATGTTTAAAGACGGTGGTTTCCCACCCATCTCGCAACTGGACATCAAGAGCTACCTTACTGGTGAGGCAATCGGAACCCGTGGCTAGGCTAGGGCACCCCTAGTGGGAAAAGTCTTCGGAGTCGGAAAACTTTCCAACTCCAAACACCTTCCCGAAGAATCCCGGAAACGAGTTGTTCTCTACAACCCGCTGCTCCCAAGGTCTGGAAGCGACAGCCAACTTCATCCTACCAAACTCCCTGGTAGGCACAAATGAAAGGAACAACGCACGATCGATAGCAATGGTCTTATCGCATGTACGCAGATCTTTAAATTTAAGATCTTCCAAATACTTCGCGATCCATTTCCTAGTAACCAAGATATTGGCCTCACTCATAGGACGCTCACCAAACTTCAAGTAAGCCTGCTTGGCAACAGCAGCTGCAAAGCAGCTCCTCTTTCCTTTCCTAAGCCTTTTGGTCACTTTGACATTGTCAAAAATGGTTCTAACCCCATTAACATCTTTCACGATCTTCCTGTGCTCGGTTTTGTGTTCCTCTATGAAATCCTCAGGCTCATCTTCAACAGCATCCAACGTTTGCAACGCGTCAGCTGCGAACTCTCCGGCAGATCCTCCCAAACGCCAGAAATCCCAAACATGTTTGACCCACTTGGCACCCCAAACGGTGAGTACTACTGTCTCCTCACCTATGTCGCCAACTTTCTCAACGATATTCACCATGTCTTGCAGAACAGTGTCAACCAAATCGTCTGTGGGTGAAACATTCCCCATAGCTTGCATCTCTAGTCCGTCCATGTCGTGTTCACCGAAGTTACAATTTATCCTCTCGTTTTAGAGATAGACCGGTGCTTCAAACCCGCTTGTTTTGCGAGAGACAATCTATACGTACGACAACGCAACTCTCAGC